ATATTAAAACAAATGCAGAAATTCAATTCTAAAAATGGCAAGTTATTTTCGCAACATTCCAGACTTTGATTATGTCAGTAGAACATCTGATAAGAATATCTCAGAATATATCAAAGTCAAAAATTTATTCAAAAGAGGTAAAATAAGGGAAGATATCCTTAGTGACTTATCATATTTTACCAAATATACGATTATTGGAGACGATCGTCCAGATAATATTGCTTTTGATGTTTATGGTGATGAAAAACTTGATTGGATTATTCTTTTAGCAAATAATATTCAAAATATTCAAACTGAATGGCCACTAACTCAAAGCGCATTTGAATCATTTATTGATAGAAAATATGGAAGTGTTGAAAACGCAAATGGAATTCATCATTATGAATCAGGAGAAGTAAGAGATAGCACTGGAAAAGTAGTTTTCCCTAAAGGAGTAGAAATTTCTGCAGATTACTCTATTGAGTTTTTAGATAGCGGAACAGAGACTTATGTAACAATCCCTAATATTGGAGATGCGGTTACAAATATTGATTATGAAATTAACCTTGATAATACCAAAAGATTCATTTATCTAATCAGACAGGAATATGTTCCAATTGTCATGAATGATATGGAAGAAATCATGCCATATAAACAGGGTTCCACCCAGTATGTGAGTGAAACCCTGAAACGCGGAGAAAATATCCGCTTATTTGAATAAAAGATTACTCTTCTGCAAGACGCTGGAAATATGACAGTGCATCATCCTCATCTTCAGAAGTAGTTGAAGTGGGAGTAGGAGTCAGAGCATTCAATTCATCCTTCAGATTTTTTGGAACTGGATTGATGTCACGGGAGTTGAAGTCAGGTGTGAAAGAACCACGATCGTTGTCCTCATTATTAGTCTCTTCATCATAGCGAGGAGGAGCAGACTTTTGTCCCAGAACCATCTGAAGACGCTTCTGCAGTTGCTCATAGGACTTAAACTGATCTTGTGCAACAAGTCCAGCGAGTGAATACTGCTTCTTCCAGATTGCTTCCATAGCTTCATCATCATCTAGAAGAGGAGCAGGACGATCGAACTCAGATGCATCGTAGTTCCAGTAACCATCCTTCTTCTTCAGTTTCAGTTTGAAGTTAGCACCTGCCCAAAAGTCAAAGGGATTGAGTGCGGTTTCATCTTCAAACTCAGGTTGCATTGCTTCCATGATTTTGTCGAAGATTTTCTTGCCAAACTTATAAAGGAAGACACGTCCTTCATTCTGAGGGTTTGCTTTGTCTTGCACAACATAGATGTTGGCATAATATGACAGTTTGCGCTTCTGCTTACGAACTGTGTCCTTATCAGAATCAAGTCCACTGTTCCACAGTTCGCGGTTGTATTCTGATACAGGATCTTTACCACCAATGGTAGTCAGAGAGTTTTCAATATACCAACCGCCAAGGCTTTGAAAGGCATGGGAATACATTTTTGCCCAAGGGAGTTCTTCTCCATCAGGTGCGGGGAGGAAACGGATAACTGCGTATCCATTACCAGTCTTATCCATCTCAGGTTTCCAGAGGCGTTCATCTCCACCGCCACTAGTATTGTTCATCTTCTCGACTTCTTTAACAAGTTTTGAAGTCAGAGAACCAAGAGAGGATTGCTTTTTAAGATTTGCGAAAGACATAGGATTTTTTGGATTTTTTAGATTTGGTTTTTGTGGACTTCGTTAGTCTAGTCTGTAGTGTCATCGATGTCAAGGTGTTGTTTCATGTTTTTCAACATATTAGACATATTGCCGAAAATTACAGACATATCAACATTAGGTGGTAATCCCATCATAGTAGCAGACTCAAGGATTTTTTCCTTCATCTGCTTCGCTTCAGGATCATCGGACAAACTAAGACGTGTGTAAAGAACTCTTTGCTTTTCAAGGAGTTTTTCTAACATAGCAACATGGAAACGTTTTTCTTCGTCATCCATAGTAGCAAATTTAAAGATATTTTGATAAACATCTTCTTGCAGAAGACTGATTTCAGTCATCTCTGCACGTACAACATCTGAATCAAAGAAACTCATTTTACACCTACAATTTCCTTTAAAGCGTTCTTATAACGAAATACATCAATATTTAGGAAGGGGGAATATTTTTTCATCCTCATACTAACAGTTTGCCACACTATATCTTGAAACTGACTATCAAATTCTGCTCTAAAATTAAGAATTTTATCAAGAATGACTAGTGTTTCGATAGATACTTCATCACCTAGATATTTCTTTAAAATAGTGGGATGTCCCTTTTCCCAGGCAAATATAGTATTAATATCTGTACCTGATAGTAAAGACTCCATCTCTTCTTTAAAAATGTAAGAAAGAGACTGAGTTCTTTTTTTCCATTCTACATATCTAACTTCACCCTCACGAATTAATTCACCAATCCAAAGTTTACCAGGATCTGTGCAAGTAATGAAGTTAGAGATAAAGAATTCTACAACTTCTTTATCATCTTTGTTTCGTGCTAGTTTTTCAAACCAAAATCTATCTTTCCTTTTATAAAAGGATTGTACAGTAGCACGACTCTTACCACAATATTTGTGATAGTCATACTTCTCTTTCGTAAAGTGATTCTTCAACGAAAGATACTGTTTATATGCATCGAAAGCCATCATGAAAAAAGTAATAGAACTCAAAAATTTGCCGGGATTTTTTGCCCCCAAAAATGGAATTAAAAGACTAATTTGGCACGGCTGTTGCGCTTAAGGAAGTTCAACTCCATAGCTTCGTACTTAATCTTGTCCTTTAACGGTTTAGAGATAAGTTTTGGCACGGATTCGATATCAATCTTATTCATCTCACAGAAGTAAACGATGGCATCGATATAACTCATCTTAGTCTCACCGTGAACTAAAGATTCAATCTCTTGAGCAAACTTTGATGGACAGAAGAATTTGCTCCCCAAAACTTTTTCTAGTTCATTCTCCATCTTGCCTAGTATTGTGATGTACAAATTCTTTAATATATCTCACTAATAACTTAATATACTCCCCCTTATCACGTTTGTCAAACACCTCGACTTCTCCGCCAGGTGTCACCATAATAGTGATAAGTTTTTTGACGGGAATACCAGTCAGTTCGTAATATGCAGCAGCATAAAAAGTTTCTTGGACGAAATAGTTTTCCAACCATTTCTCTGGTTTAATCTTTTCAGAAGTCTTAAAGTCAATGACTGCTAACTCTCCCTCATATTCACCAATGCAGTCAACTCTACCAGCTAATCCAAGGTACTCAGAGTACAGAGTCCTTTCAATAGCGTGTATATTATTTATCTTATCCAGATATGGTTTGGCATGATGAAACATGAATTTTGTGAGAGGACGAAAGTCATCCCAATTAATTTCATTGTTCCTCATGTATACTTCGACTGCTTCGTGGAAATCAGTACCACGAGTAGTTGCTTTCTTCGTAATACGATTTGCTTCTTCAATACCAATTCTCTTTCTCCATTTAACAAAGATTTCTCTATTGTAAAATGAAGTTACTGATGTAATAGAAGGCACCCAGTCTCCATTGGGTAAGTTATAGAGACGGATGCCACTTGTTTCTTTCTTTTCTAATTCAAGTTCACCTAGAAAATTATGATGAATAAAGTTCATGTATCAAAATTGCAATTCATATTTGGCAAGGATGTATTCTTTAACAAGTCCAGAACGAACGATATCTTCTGGGGTAAATTCAACAATATTAAATGAGGGCATGATACGAAGAACTTTCATGAAGTCCGCAATACCATTCTTCTCTGCACTCTTAACTAAGTCAGACTGAGTAGCGTCTCCACAGAAAAGAATCTTAGAATTCTCACCTACACGAGTAATGATACTATCAAGTTCGTGAAAGTTCAAGTTTTGAAATTCATCCACTATAATGACTGCATTATCAAGAGTTGTGCCTCGAATGAACGAGGTGCTCCAGAAACTGATTGTCCCCTGAGTCTTTAGATTACCATAAAGCATTTCAAATGCTGCATCATCAGGCATTTCAAACATATACTTTACCATATTCTTATATGGAATCTGATAAAGTGAAGATTTATCCTCATGATCTCCAGGAAGAAAACCAATCTCTCTAGTTGCTACCAGAGAGCGAACAATATAAATTTTTTCGTATGGTGTCTTGGGATCTAAAACATTTTTAATCGCATTATATAATGCAATAAATGTTTTTCCAGTTCCTGCACACCCATAAGCGACAATATTCTGATCCAATTCATAGGATCTGAAAAACTCCTCTTGGTTTTTGGTAAGAGGTTCAATCTTTTTGATAAAATCTAAATTGATTGGTTTTTTTCTTTTCATTTGTTTGTTGCTCATGCCAAACGGTACGGGTGTTTTGGTTCTTTTAGGCATACAAAATTAGACAGGTTTAACATTGGAGCCGGGCACTTTCGATGCCTTGTGCAAGACATCGTTCCATCCAGGGTGAGATTTTTTGAGTTTATCGTAAATCTCACCCAACTCCCCCATATTCGGAGCAGTGGATGGATCACTCCAATCTCGATCCCAAGTTGGATTATCTGTCTTCCACTGACTCCATTCATGAACACTAAGTTTTACTTCTTTTTGCTCGCCAGTTTCCTTATTAATAACAGGATATGTTGCCATACTTCACCTATTCGTAGTTTTATTTATTAAATTCAATTAAAGTGGAAAGTATCTCATATCCACTCCATTGCTTCTGCAACCGCCGGAAATTGTTCAATAAAGATTTCCTTGGCACCAAGCGCAATGTCCATGTGCTCCTTCTGTGTGCCGTTTGCAGAGCGCAAATCGATGTAATGAATCCACGACCTCACAGAACCAGTCATGTATATCCTAGTGGGTGTGGCTAAGGGCAAAACAAAACGAGCACACTCCTTTGCAATCGATGCATCAAGCATTTCTTTGTAGAGTTTCATTCCTTCTTCAAAGTGTCGTTGCATTTTGATCTGGAACTCTTGGCGAACAAACGCATCAATATCATCAATAGAATTCTGACGATTCTTGGTGTCTTGTCTGCGTAGTTCAGGTAGAGGGATCGTCTCCGCGAGTAGGGAACTATCAGCATAGCGTTGTGAAAATTCCTGGTATGTAAATGAACGATGACGAAGCACTTGAGCCGCTACACCTCTGGTAGTATTAATTTCCAGAGTCATATATGCTTGCTCAAAAATACTCCAGTGCTGATGTTTCACACAATACTTCAATAGTCCAGAAAATTTTTCGTTCTCTTGATTATTGGGATTACTCACACGAGCACAATATGCCATATGCTTCTCCGCATCAGGAGTAACACTAATAAGTTTAGTCAGGTTATCAATCATCGTCATTAAAAACTTCGTCGTAATCGGTTAGGTAATAGTTAGCAGGATCATCAAAATTCTCCTGCTTTGATTGATATGCATCAACGTCAGAGTACACCTCTGACTCTAGTGATTCGACAAGAAGTTTTAAGTTTTTAACTATTAACTTGAGTTTGTCCTTTTCCATATACAGAATACACTTCAATTAATTATAGACAAAAAAAGAAGGGTAGTCAACCCCTCTTAGAAAAGTGCTAGTTTTCATTTAATGACTAATTAAGAATCTCCCTACAAACTCTTTTACATGATGCTTGATTGTCATCACACTCAATCAGACAATTGTAATAGTCATTGATTAGCTCAGATTCGTCAATAGATTTCTCCAAGGTTTTTTCCAACCTCATTACACCTTGTTTCCATCCCGCTAATTGATTATGCGAAATTAAGTTGTACATAAAATTAATCCAAATTCGACATTATGGTACAGATAAGTTTCAAGGCAGGGGCAACTTCTCCAATTCTATCACTATATAGATGATTTATGTGTAAATCAATACAATTAAGAAACAAAAATTTATGCCTACGAGTTTATACTTAAGCATAAAAAAAGGGAGGTAGTTAACCTCCCTTAACATTCACTTAGTGTAAGTGCGTCCACGATATCTGAATGTACCGTGAGTTTCTTTCGACTCGACACAATGTGCATTATACTCAACACCACGATATGAGGTGTGGGTAATCTGTGCGTCGTGAAGTGCAGATGCTTTGTTGATCTGCTTGCGAATGAGATTAAGTGTGTTCATTGTGTTACTCCTAAAGTAATAGAGGGTTTTAATCCCCGTTCCTTCAGTCGTGTGCGTCCCATATACACTCAGGTGTAGATTCCTTAACGGTCTCTATCAACTCTACCTTAAAAGCATTTGAGAGATTCTCATTTGCTTTCATCTTCAGCATGATTGTATCAGCTTGTTGGCAGGTGAGTGATGAATAGAATAATAGTTCTAACATGGGATCAACGGAACCGTTGCGCGACTTACTTGCGTCCTGCAGTGTCTTTATAAGCTATGTGCCTAGCGACTACCACTTGGATGAACGATATGTCTATTATAGACATCATACATTATTTAGTCAAGTGTCTTCGTATCAACACGAACATATGTAATTATGCTTATTCAAATAATGCAAGGTTTCTTTCAGATCTCCACGATGCTTGAGTCCAATAGCAATCTGTGGGTACTCAGCAGTGTCACCAAACTCTGCATGAAATTGTTTGTCAGTAAAGTCTTCGTTTAAAATATATTCATGGAAGTCTTCATGAATACTTTTGAGGAGCATACCAGCACGCTCACACTCTTGACTACCGTTACTGTAAATTACTGCTTGCATTTTCGTATACTTCTTCGAATGGGAATAAATTTTTTACTTCTTCTACTGGATTGGGAGATGACTTATGAACATAATGATATCTAGTACATTGGAATTGCTTATCCCATGCTGTGATTGTGATGTAATCTTTAATCCCTCTGACGCCAGTCATCAGGTTTATCTTGCTGGAACCAATCTTTAATATCATCGGCATCAGTGAATCCCTTTTTATGATTGGATGGATCGGGATCTCCTAAACCTAATCTATTCAGAAAATCGTCAGTACTACCCTCTTCAATCTGTTGTGTTATTTGGCGTCGTGCCATCTTTAACATTTCATTAGCAGTTGTATTTGCTTTAGCAAGTTTATTTGCCCAAATCATATCAGATAATTTTACTTCTTCGCCATTAGCAATACATTTACAAATAAATTCCAGTCGTAGCCTATATTGAGTAGAAAGCATAAACTCTTGCCTACTAGTTTATTTATTTTAATGGATTGCCATGTTTATCAACCAATCCAAGTTTCTTAATTTGACTCAAATTTGAGTT